TTGCTGGTTTCACGGTTGCTGAATTCGTTCGTCTTTCTCAGACAGTGACAGCTTGGAATGGTGGAGCGAAGGCTCTGGCCGTCGGCACACAGGCCGCAATTTCTCAGATTATGCCGTCCGATGCAAATTACCGCTACGATATTGCGAGTGAGTTTGTTAAGGTTGGTTATGTAAAGGAATTTCAGGGAACTTCAATCATGGTTCTGCCTCAAATCGCTGATCTGGCTACACCCTTCGGGCTTCGCTTGAGCGATGCACGAATTTGGTTGGTCTCTCCTGCGGCTGGCAAGATCGTGAAAGCAGTTATTGAAGGAAGCACAATTGCTCGTACCGATGATGTGAACGCCAATGCGAACCTCATGCAGACTTCAACTTTGAACAAGAGTTGGGCTTGTGGTATTGCTACTTCAGCAGTTGCGGGAACGATTAGTCTGTAATCTGTTTTGATATAAATCATATGGGTGGATATATTTGGTATCCACCCATATATCTAAATAAAAAAATAAAGGAGAAACAAGAGGTGAATAAATCCGGTAAGACCCAAAGAGTTTCACAAAAGGCTTTACAAGCACAACGTATTGCTGAGTTGGAAGCTCTACTTGCAGAAAAGAATGCAAATCAATCTAATCAATCAAAAGGAGAAATGCGAGAAGCAGATTCTAAAATCCAACTAGACGATCTCATTTCGGTAATGTCTTTATTGTCATATCCACTTAATCTTTCCACGCGAGAAAGAGGGCAGGGTAAAACAATCAAGTTTGATTCATTTGGTCAAATTAAAAAGATTCTATATAAAGACCTAATCGATGTTTTGGAAGTATCAAGACATTTTATGGAGTATGGTTATTTCATTATTTTAGATGATCGTGTTATTAAGGCTCATGGATTACAGGAAACTTATTCTAAAATTCTTACGAAAGATAAAATTGAAGAAATTCTTTCTGGTACAAAAGGTGGTTTGGAACTATACAAATCTTGCAATCCTGAACAGCAACAAACAATTATTTTGATGATTGTTGAGAAACTGGTTTCTTCTCCTGATTCAATTGATCTAAATATGGTTGATAAGTTGTCTCGTGTTTCTGGTGTAAATATTTCACAAAGAGCAGAAGACTCAAAGGCTTATTTAGAAGCTGGAGTAGGAAGCAAGTAGTTTTTAAATAAAATCGGAAAGGAGGTGTAGATTGCCCGGTACAGAATTCGCTCAGGTTTTAGATAGTTTTATGCAACGAGTTCAAGATTATAAATTAGTTATTTTGTATAACACATCGGTAACAGATTTTCAAACATATTGCGAAAGTTTTTTGCTCGATGCAGTAGAAGAGTTCTCACCAATCTGCGATCAAAGCCTCGCAAATTCAAGTTCAACATTTACAGAAACGTTGACTCAAAAAAACATTCGAATATTATCAATGTTGATGACTCGTTATTGGCTTCAGAAAGAAGTGAACGATGTGCGGCAAATGTCTTTGCACCTTCAGGACAAAGACTTTCGAACGTTCTCGGAGGCTAATCACCTTAGAGAAAAACAAGCTAAATACAATAGTTTACGCGAAGAACTATCTCAAGAACTTGTTAATTACAAACTAAACGATTCGGGTCTTTGGTCAGATTGGATAACTGACGGAATCTTTTATCAACCTTAGAAGGGAGGTACTACGTCAATGGCGTACACTTATAAATATATCCCTTCGGGAGATGCACTTCAAGTAAGCGCACAAGAAGAATATCATCGATTAGTTCAAGAAGATTTGAACCAAATGTTCTACGAAAGCGATGACACATATGAAGTGTTAGAAGAAACTGGAGTGGGAACTGGTGCTTATCGAAAGGTGGACATTAGATCGAATGTTGTAGTTAATATGTTGACCGGAGAAAGAAACGGAAATGATTTTCGTAAGTTCCTATTCAAAGATTTGGATCACCCTGTTCAATTAGGTTTGCACTATCAGTTCGAATCGAACCAGTGGCTAACTATTAACGTTGAAAAAATACATCAGCATACTCCTACTTGCACAGTAAAACGTTGTAACAATACGTTGAGATGGATTGATCCTCTCGGTGGTTATCATTCCGTACCTTGTTCCATTGGATATCTCATCAAAGAAAATCGAGATTATTCAACCGCTGGCTCTCAGATGGTTGTGCCTAGCGGTATGATCGAGGTTCTGGTTCAGGGAAATGATGTTACTAGAACCCTTAAGCCCAATCAGAGATTTTTATTTGGTAGTTCAGGACAATTTACCGCGTATAGAATTGAAGGTGGTGGTTTCGCTAATTTCAATAACCAAATAACCCTAGATAATAATAGTGCTGGATTGATTCGACTCTCAATGGCCGTTGATTTTCTCAACGAACAAACTGATGATCTTGTAAATGGCATTGCTGATGTAAATGAGCAAATATATACTCTCACCTTAAATGAGAGTGCCATATCCGGTGATGTTGGGCAAACTGTCCAGCTTCAGGCTGTCACCGTTCTAAATGGGGGTGTTGTCTCTCGAACAGTTACTTGGTCAAGTAACTATACAGATATAGCAACCGTGAATAGTTCTGGATTGGTAACATTCATTGCTGAAGGAACTGCTACGATTACTGCGAGTTTGGCAAATAATTCCTCTGTGAGTGATACTTGTAGTGTTGTGGTTGGGGTGAGTCCTGTGGATATATATCAACTCAGGGTTTCTCCTTCAACGAATCAAATCCTCGAAGGAGCTACACAAGTTTGGACTGCTTATCTTTATAAGAATAATGTTCAACAGGCAGATGTGGTTACTTTCTCGCTTGATCCTAACACTGTTCCAGCAGATCATTATACCTATTTGGTGATGAGTGATAATAGTTTTGGAATTAGTAATCTTGAGATGTTCTTAACGGATACGCTGGATGTAACTGCCACGAGTGGGATTTATAGTGTGGTGATTTCGATTAGCCTTCGTGGGGCTTGGTAAAGGAGGATAGATAACTATGTCAAATACTCCTAGAGATGATTCCTATGCTTCCTATTCTAATTTCGATACTTATGCTTATTCTTTGGTGAAATATCTAATGGATAATGATGAGATGATATGGAAGTTGCTGAAGTACAACAGCCCTGACGCATGGACAAAGACTGATCTAACTCAAGCCGAAAAAGGTGCTCTTATTTATGACGGTAGTGATAACACAGCAGATTTTAGGGTTTTCTTGGATCAAGGTCAACCTGACGTTGTTGTTGGAGAGGTTTGTATTTTAAGAATATCTCCGCATTCAATCTTTCCTGAGAATAGGGTTATTGGAACTGCCAACTTTATATTTGAAGCATATTGCAACTACAAGGTAAATCATCTTACGAATTATAAGACGAGATTAGATATGATTACACAGAGATTGTTGGGAACTTTCAATGGTGCAACAATTGATGGATTAGTTGGCAAAATGTATTTCGATAGAATGGGTAGTGAAGCTATTCGTATGGAATGGGGAGGCCAATTACCTTTCAAGGGTAGATGGTTAGTTATGTCTAATAAGATTGGTTAGAGGAGGTTTGTTTATATAAATGAAACCTCTAAACATGGAAATGTTTTTTGTTTTTGACGACCCAATCCCATATCGTAGATTTGATGGTGATGAACCTTTATTGATCTATCCTGTCTCACTTAGAAAGTATTTTCTTTTTAGCTATCTTGCTCAATGTTTGACTCTAGAGCGAACCGCTGTTACCGATCCTATGAAAGCAATCAAAGCAATAAGTATGAGTTATCTTGAATATTTATATTCCGAATCAGAGGATAAACCTATGGATCAAACCAATATGGTTTTATTACTGGACGGTTTACTTCGTTTAGTGCTATCTCTTCCGGAAGAAACGAAGGCCGGATATCTGGATTATAAATGGGATAATAACCATAAGCCTGTTTTGGTGATAGGGGAGAGGGTTTATACAGCAGAACATTTTGATGAATTGAGGGAGATAATAGCTGAACAAAATGAATATGAACTTCCTAATGAAAAGATTCAAAAGAATGTTCGGGATGCTATTGAGGAAGCGAGAAGGTACAAACAAAAGTTGAGTGGAAATAAAATGGCGGGATTAGAGGATCAATGTATTGCATTAAGTGCTTTTACGGGATGGCCATTAAGTCAAATTTATGATATGAGTGCGAGGAAGTTTCTTAGAAGTATTAAGAGGGTTAATCATATGATCTATCAGGACAAGTACCTCTCAGCAGAAATGTCGGGAATGGTGAGTTTCAAAGACAAGAGTGTTTTATCTGGATGGCTTGCTGATATTGATAGAGAAGATGATTATAGTGATGTGACAAGTGATTTGAGCACGATAGAAAATAAAGTCAATATGAGTGAGGCTATGAATAAGATAAAGGGGAATAAGTAGTTTCATTGTTTGTTCAATAAAATTAAAGGAGGAAATTTACACATGACGAGAAAATATGTTGTGAGTGTCGCTGATGTGACGGGATTTGATGCAAACGACACAATTATATTAACTGGTAAGACATTGATTGATTCAAGTATTACCGTGTCAGTGAGCGAAGTCGAATTAAGGGCAGGTAAGGGCAATCCCCTCATCTATCGATATTTCCATTCTGGCAAGTTTGAGATCGCTCTGACAGATGCTCAGTTTAACTTAAATTATCTTGGTTCTGCTGTGGGAAGTGGTGTTACCACTGGAGCGAATGTGTGGACGAGCGAAAATGTTACTGTTGATGGGGGTGGAGCAGGAACGGTGACAGGAACACCCCTTGCAACATCGTCCGGTAATCTATATGGTTGGGTAAAAAGTGCAAGTGGCGTTGATGAAAGAGTTACTTTTACTGGCAGTAATTTTACATGTAGCACCCTTTCAGATACCGTTTGTGTAACATACTTTGCGTTGGACGCTGCTGCTAGAACTATTAACGTTCCAGCAAGTATTTTACCCTCAACATTAAGACTTGTTTTAAAGGCAGACCTTTGCAGTGGGGATGTTGCCGGGTCGAACAAAATTGGTGAAATTCAGATTGAAGTGCCGAAGGCTCAATTGAGCGGTGGGTTTTCAATTCAAATGAAGGCAGACGGTGTGGCCAACACTCCTCTGGCCGCAATGGCTCTTGCTGATGAGGATTTGACCGACCTCGCTTGTAGCTCAACTAGCATTTTCGCTAAGATCACCGAGATTTTAACGAGTGCCAATTGGTATGATGGATTAATCGGGATTTCTGTGCAAGGCGGAAATTTCGGTTTAACATCTGGAACATCACCGAAAACTTTGGTTTGCTATGGCGTGAAAAATAATGGGGATCGTCCCTTCATTATTCCGAATACGGAATTATCGTTCACGTCTGAAACTACTGGTGTCGCAACCGCAGGGCTGCACACAGGGATTATTACGCGAATTGGAAATGGCACATCACTTTTGACCGTTGTGGTTGATGATGCTAATACAATTGAAACACAGGTGACAGTCACTTGTTCGTAATATAGAATATTACTAAATATTTACCCTTGACAAAACGGGTAATTTGTGCTATACTGTAATAACGTGAGGGACTAGAAATAGGGTTGCTCCTATTTTGAAAGCAGAGACTCCCTGCTGTCCCTCACGTAAATTTTTGGAGTACGGGAGAAATAAAAATGACAAGAAGTTATGATGAAGTAAGAGCAATTGTTGAGAACTGTGGATATGAATTATTAGATGTCTATATTGACGACAGTGGGGATCGTGTTAAACATGTAATTATTCGTGACGAATATGGATACAAATATAATACAACAGTAAAGAGCTTAAGAAGGGGGAGATGCCCAAATTTTGTTAGTATTTATAATCCATTTACATTGGAAAATATATCTCTCTGGATCAAATTGAACAACAAATCATTTAGGTTGTGCGATGATTCTGTATATGAAAGAAGTGATTTACCTATAAAACTTTATTGTCCAGATTGTGACGATGAATATTATATGGTGTGGGATAATGTTTTGGCGGGACAAAATTGTCCTCTTTGTTCGGGAATGCAAGTCGGAAAATATAATAATTTAGCATATTGTTATCCTGATTTGACCGAAGAATGGGACTATGATAAGAATGAGTTTTCACCAGAGGATTTTAGTTCATGTTCGGGTCAATATGTTTGGTGGATTTGTAAGGAATGTGGGTATAGTTGGAATGCATCTATTTCTAGTAGATCACACAACGGGAACGGATGTCGTGCTTGTGCGGGACAAGTTGTGATTGATGCAAATAGATTATCAATGATGTTTCCGGATGTGGCATCTCAATGGCATCCAACAAAAAATGGTAACTTGACTCCTGAAGATATGTGCTATGGATCGGGAGAATATATCTGGTGGTTATGTGAAAAATGTGGTTATGAT